CGATACCGATTTTGCTGGTACAGGCGCTCACACTGCTTTATCACTTGCTGCTGATACATCACTTGGTAACGGTAACGTATTTGCATCAACAGTAACAACTGGTTCTGCTCTCGCAACCGCATCTGCTGAAGATTTATCTTTCGCAGAAATGGGTTTCTCAATTGAGAAAGTATCCGTAACTGCTAAGACCCGTGCTCTAAAAGCAGAGTACACAATGGAATTAGCACAAGACTTGAAAGCAGTTCATGGTCTTGACGCTGAAACCGAATTAGCAAATATTCTTTCAACAGAAATTCTTGCTGAAATTAACCGTGAAGTTGTTCGTACAGTTTATTCGTCAGCTAAAGTTGGCGCACAAGTTGGTACAACAACTGCTGGTACTTTCGACCTAGACACCGATTCAAACGGTCGTTGGATGGTTGAAAAGATCAAAGGTCTTGCTTTCCAAGTTGAGCGTGAAGCTAACACTATTGCAAAGACTACTCGTCGTGGTAAAGGTAACATCATGATCTGTTCTTCAGATGTTGCTTCTGCTCTTGCAATGGCAGGTATTCTCGATTATAACTCAGCATTACAGGGTCAAGTTAACCTAACAGTTGATGATACTGGTAATACATTTGCTGGTACAATCTTCGGTCGTATCAAAGTTTACATCGATCCATACTTCCCAGCATCAGCATCTTCAGAATTTGCTGTAGTTGGTTACAAGGGTGCAAACGCTTATGACGCAGGTCTATTCTACTGCCCATACGTTCCTCTACAGATGGTTCGTGCAGTTGATACTGGTAACTTCCAGCCAAAGATTGGCTTCAAGACACGTTATGGTCTAGTTGCTAACCCATTTGCTGAAGGTACTACACAAGGTTCTGGCGTAATTACTGCTAGAACTAACTTGTACTATCGTGCATTTAAGATTGCTAACTTAATGTAATCTTAAAAACAAAACACAAAACATAATAATAATTATAATGTGTTTAAAGAGAGACTGTAAAAAGTCTCTCTTTTTTTATGGCGCATAAATAAGAATATGAAAACTTTTATTCAATACACTTTAGAAGAAGGCCAACATTGGAGAGATATTCCTGTTGGTAAACATCATGTGAAAAACAAAATGAATATTACTTTTCATGATGATAGAATGGAAATTCATCATGGACCTGAACTGAAGTACAGTAAAAAAGGTGATTACAGTAAACCAACAAATTTACATCTACAAACTGCCGCGTCTATAATAACAAAATTACATAAAAGCGGTAAAAATTGGGAAGATTGAAAAATAATCTATGACTGCTATCACAAGAAACCCATCAAATCCAAATTTTTTACAACCTAATAAGTTTATATTAACTTTTAGTAGGTTACCCAACATTCAGTATTTTTGCCAAACGGTTACTGTGCCTGGTATTTCAATGTCAGAGATACCACAATTCACACCTTTCGTAGATGCATATTTGCCTGGCGAGAAAGCCATATACGATTTATTGAATGTTACGTTTATGGTAGATGAGAACTTGACATCTTGGAAAGAAGTGCATGATTGGATACGTGCAATGACTTTCCCAGAAAACTTTGATGAATATAAAAATTTGGCAAATTTAAATCCTAACAGATCACAAAGATTAAAACCACAATATTCGGATGCCAAGATAGTTTTACTATCTTCTTCTAATAGGCCTGTAGTTGAGTTTGTTTTTTATGATGTTTTTCCTACCTCATTGAGTACTATTATACTCTCATCACAAGAAACTCCAGATAGTCCAGTCACTTCAGATGCAACATTTAGGTACACTTATTATGATATAAAATATGTTTGACATTTACTAATACATGTAGTATAATGTCATTAGGAGGATATTATGAAACAATTGGAAGAATTATTGGAATTATGGCGACAAGATTGTGATATTGATCGTACCGAACCTGATAGAGAACTTTTAAATATACCCAAACTTCATAGTAAGTATTTAAACATACTTTCTAGGCATCGTTTACTTTCCAAAGAGTCTGAGTTTAAATATAACAAAATGAAGAAAGTAAAGTGGGAATATTATACAGGCAAATTAGATGACGATGATCTTAAAGAAAGAGGATGGGAACCTTTTCCTTTCGTGTTGAAATCCGAGATCAATACATATTTGGATAGTGATGAAGATTTAAACAAATATTTAGCAAATAAAATAATGCATGATGAAATTGTTGACCTATGTACTGCAATCTTAAAAGAGTTGAATAGTAGAACCTTTCAACTTAGAGATTACATAAGTTGGCAAAAATTTATACAGGGTATATAATTGACTGATACTATTATTCTTCGTAAAAAGAACGAATCTTTTATACATTTTGAATGTGAAAAAAGTGTAGCACAGGAACTTTCAGAGTACTTTACTTTTTATGTTCCTGGTTACCAATTTACTCCAGCATACAAAAATAAAATTTGGGATGGTAAAATTCGATTGGCTGACCTTCGAACGTTTACTATGTACCATGGTCTTGTTCCTTATATCGACAAGTTTTGTAAAGAACGTGAGTATAATCTAGAAATAGATTCTGATGTGGTAAACACGGAGAATTTTTCTCTTGTTGAAGCAGTAGACTTTGTAAAGACATTAAATCTTCCTTTTGAGATTCGTGATTATCAATTACAAGCATTTGTACATGCAATTCGTAATAAAAGAATTTTATTATTGTCACCAACAGCATCAGGTAAATCTTTAATACTTTATTGTATAGTAACTTACTTACAGTATTCAGACTTTAAAAAAGGTTTGTTAATTGTTCCAACAACATCACTTGTAGAACAAATGTATAAAGACTTTCAGGATTATGGATACGATTCTGATTCTTTTTGTCATCGTCAATATTCTGGTAAAGAAAAACACACAGATAAATTTTTGACTATCACCACTTGGCAGTCTATTTACAAAAATGAACCTGAGTACTTCGAACAATTTGATTTTGTATTAGGTGATGAGGCTCATCAATTTAAAGCCAAATCGTTAGCAACGATTTTGTCAGGTTGTGTAAATGCCAAATATAGAATTGGTACAACAGGTACATTAGACGGTACACAAACACACAGATTGGTATTAGAAGGACTTTTTGGTCCTGTTTATAAAGCAACATCTACGTCGGAATTAATTGCATCTAAACAACTTGCAGATTTTAAAATTAAATGCCTCATTCTCAAATATGCGGATAATGTATGTCAGGCAGCAAGAAAGTGGGATTATAATTCCGAACTAGAATACATAGTATTAAATGAAGCTAGAAATAAATTCATAAAAAATTTAGTGTTATCTTTAGAAGGTAACACTCTTGTACTTTTTCAATTTGTAGAAAAACATGGTAAAGAATTATATAAAATTATTAAAGAGTCTACTAAAGATAGACATGTATTTTTTGTTTTTGGTGGAACAGATGTCGAAATACGGGAATCAGTTCGTGAGATTACTGAGAAGCAAAGAGATGCAATCATTGTTGCTAGTTACGGGACTTTCTCTACTGGCGTTAATATCCGCAACTTACATAATATTGTTTTCGCCTCACCTTCTAAATCAAGGGTTCGGAATTTACAATCGATAGGACGAGGACTAAGAAAGGGTGATAACAAAGAACAAGCTGTGTTGTTTGATATTGTCGATGATATGAGAATAGGCAAATTTACCAATTTCACCTTGAATCATTTCATAGAACGTGTTAAAATATACGATGAAGAAAAATTCAACTACAAGTTTTACAACATAGAGCTCAAATGAATAATCAACCAATAATAAAGATAGTACGACTTCAAACTGGTGAAGATATTATTTCCAAGATAACTGAAGATGATGATAGTGATATGGTATTATTAAACAACCCAATGAGAATGATAGTAAAGAGGGTTGAAACAGGACAATCTGTTTTTATGATGATGCCTTGGTTGCCAATAGAAGTAATTAAGGAAGATTCTGCAATCATATACAATTCAGATATTGTTACTATGATAGAACCAAAAGACTCTCTTGTTGAATATTATCAGAGTATGGTAAATGAATCAATTCTTTCTTTGTTACATAGTGAGGAAATGTCTTTTGAGGAAGAAGAAACTGAAGAAGATGAAGAATACGAATTAACTGAAGAAGAACTTAAAGAGATAGAAGAATACAGAAGGAACAAAAGACTTCATTAATCTTCATACGGAACACCGCTAGTTTAACACTTGTCAAGCACTTTGTCAACACATTTATAGGTAATAATATGGCTAAATCGAATCACTACATTAATAACGCAGACTTTCTTGCAGCACTGGTACAATACCATAAAGATTGTGCAGATGCTAAAGAGAATAAGACAGAAGAACCTTCTATACCAAATTACATTGGAGAATGTTTTCTTAAAATTGCAGAACACCTTTCCAGAAAGCCTAATTTTATTTCTTATACTTTCCGTGATGAAATGATTGCTGATGGTATTGAAAACTGCCTAATGTATTTCCGCAACTTTGATCCGGCAAAGAGTAATAATCCATTTGCTTATTTTACTCAAATCATATATTATGCATTTCTCCGTAGAATTATGAAAGAGAAGAAACAATTATATGTGAAGTATAAGGCAACTCAACAGTTTGGATTGCTCGATGAAGGTGAAATGTATGAGGATGAAAACGGTAACATGAAACAGTTTGAACTCTATGACAATATTTCCGAATTCATACACAACTTTGAAGAAAATAAAAGAAAGAAAAAAGAAAGTAAGACTAAAGGTATAGACAACTTTGTAGAAGAATAATTTATGAAATTATGTATATTGGGTGATACACATTTTGGAGCAAGAGGAGATTCGTTGGATTTCCATAACTATTTCAAGAAATTTTATGATGATGTATTTTTTCCTTACCTTGTAGAAAATAAAATTAATGTAGTTGTTCAAATGGGTGATCTATTTGATAGGCGAAAGTTTATTAATTTTAATTCCCTATATCTTTCCAGAAAATACTTTTTCGATAAACTCAAAGAGAACAACATCAACCTGTATACATTAATTGGTAATCATGATGTTGCATTTAAAAATACACTTGAGGTAAACTCACCATCACTGTTATTAAATGAATATGATAATGTTTTCCTTATAGAAGATTTTCATACAGAAAACTTTGAAGGTGTTTCGGTTGATATCGTTCCTTGGATTTGTTCCGATAATGAAGAAGAAATATTCCAAAAGATAAAGAATAGTAAATCACAAATTTGTTTTGGGCATTTTGAGATAGATGGTTTTGAAATGGATCGTGGCAATGTTCATCAAGGTGGGCTTGACAGAAAGACATTATCAAAGTATGATATAGTGTTGAGTGGACACTTTCACCATAAATCTTCTTCGGATAATATTACATATGTCGGTACTCCTTATGAAATGACCTGGTCAGATTATAATGATCCCAAAGGATTTCATATCTTTGATACCGAAACGAGAGAGATGAAATTTGTGAAGAATAATTTTTCTATCTTTCATAAAATAATGTATGATGATACGAATCATGATTTTGAATATTGGAAAGAATATGACTTTTCTAAGTATAAAGAAACATATGTAAAGTTGGTGGTGTTGAATAAACAAAATCCTTTCTTATTTGAACATGTGTTAGACAATCTATATAAGATTGGTGTAAGTGATTTATCAATCGTAGAAGATTTCAGTGATACCGTTATAGGTGACGATCAAGATATTATTGATCAGGCTGAAGATACACTTACGATTCTATCCAAATATATCGACAATCTAGAACTAGATGTTGAGAGTGATAAATTAAAAATTGTTATGCGTGAACTTTATGTTGAAGCATTAAATACTGAGGTATCTGATTAGTGATAATTTTTCGTAATATTAGATGGAAAAATTTATTAAGCACTGGTAATAGTTTTACTGAAGTCAAATTAGATAATATCAGTAATACTTTAATTGTTGGTGAAAATGGTTCAGGTAAGTCAACCTTACTTGATGCTCTTTGCTTTGCACTCTTTGGTAAAGCATTTAGAAATATCAATAAACCCAATCTAGTAAACTCTATTAATGGTAAAGAAACCGTAGTAGAAGTAGAGTTTAGTACTAACAATAAAACGTATAAAATTATACGTGGTATTAAACCAAACATCTTTGAAATCTATTGTAATAATGAATTAATAAATCAAGAAGCTGCATCAAGAGATTACCAAGATTACTTGGAAAGATTTGTTCTGAAAATGAACTATAAGTCTTTCACTCAGATTGTTATTTTGGGATCTGCATCATTTACACCATTCATGCAATTATCTTCTTCTGATCGTAGAACAATCATTGAAGATTTGTTGGATATTCAAATCTTTAGCACAATGAATGGTATAGTTAAACAAAGAATTTCAACAAACAAAGAAAATATCACCGTTAAAAAGAGTGATATAGAGTTGCAGACACAAGAATACAAACTAAAGAAAGAACATTTAGATAAATTAAATCAAGATGTTGAGTCTAAGGTAAAAGAATATGAAACTGAAATACAAGTCAATAATGATACCCTTGAATCATTACACACAGAAATTCAAACATTTGCAAATACAATTTCAGAATTGCAAACAACCGTTGAACAAAAGATTGATGTCGAAAGTAAAGTTAAGAAAATCACTAAACTTGAGTCGCAAATTGAAAACAACATATCCAAATTCAACAAAGATATTGATTTTTTCCGACATCATGATGATTGTCCAACGTGCAGACAAGCCATTGCCTTGGAGATTAAAGAAAGAGAAATTGAATCACTTACTGGAAAAGTCGAACAATCTCAGCAAGGTCTTACTGAACTTGAAACTAGACTCAATGATGAACAGACAAAATTAAATGATATACTAGAGAAACAAAAAGAGATACAGAAACTTCAAGTTGAAGTTGCAACAAAAAATGCATCGATTACAGGTATAAACAAATACCTACAGAAATTAAACACACTTATCAATGAACTTAAAACTTCAAAGGTAAACACACACAAAGATGAATTGTCACTTAAGGCATTGAAAGACTCTTTAAGTATTTTGGAAAAAGAACTAAAAGAATTGATTGATGAAAAGACTTATTGTGAGGCTGCATCCAATTTATTAAAAGATACTGGCATCAAAACTAAAATTATAAAACAGTATTTACCTATTATCAATAAATTGGTAAATAAGTATTTGTCATCATTAGATTTTTTTGTAAATTTTAATCTTGACGAATCGTTTAAAGAAACGATTAAGTCCCGCCATCGTGACGATTTTTCATATCATAACTTCTCTGAAGGTGAAAAACAGAGAATTGATATGGCATTGATGTTAACCTGGCGTGCTGTGGCTAAACTCAAGAATTCTTCGAATACCAATCTATTGATACTTGATGAAACTTTTGATTCAAGTCTAGATTCGAATGGTACAGAAGAATTGATGAAACTTCTACAGCTGTTAGAAGATGTAAACCTGTTTGTTATCTCCCACAAAGGAGATATATTGCAGGATAAATTTATGAACGTAATTAAATTTACAAAAGAAAAGAATTTTTCAAGGATAGTCAAATGAACTTTAAAGATTATTTAACGTGGTATAGGGATGTTGTAGATAAAGAAGTGGAAGGATGGTTTTATCCAATTGATATAATTATTCTATACGGACTATTGAAAGAAACGCTAGATAAAGTAAAGGGAGATATTTGTGAAATAGGAGTTGCTTTTGGTAAAAGTGCCATAGCTTTATCTAATTTCAAAAGAAGCTCAGATACGCTCTATCTATATGATATTTTCCCAAATGAAATTTTTGAAAAGGCAAAATATAATATAAACAAATTTGGAAGTGATGAAAAGTTGGTTTGGGTAATACAAGACACTACCCAAATGAAAGAAGCCGCATTTCATACTCCTTTAAGATTATTGCACATTGATGGTTGTCACGAGCACTCGGCAGTATTAAATGATTTGCAATTGTTTAGTCCTTATATGCATGATGCTGGAATAATAGTGCTTGACGATTTCAATGATTACGAGTATCCTGGTGTGAACAGTGCTGCCATAGAATTTAGTTTGGCAAAATATAATCATAAAAATTGGAGAGTATTTGCAATAGGTGATAATAAAGCATATATGTGCCAAAAGAAATATGTACAAATGTATCAAATTAGTTTAGCTGGATTTATGAAAAATGCCTCGCAATCAATGAATGTTCCTTTTCCACTTCCTTTAGGATTAAGAGAAATGTTGGACATTAATGTTTTAATGTGTGATTCAAGAGATGATTGGGGAGATTTAAATAATATAGCTCAAAAATTATTTGATAAACCGAAGATAGGATAAAATATGAGTGAAGTGCTAACAATTAATACTGAAAGTGGTATTGTACAAGAAGAAAAGATTGAACCTTTAACTGTATTTGATGATAGACATCCTTTTCTGAATACAGAATTGCCCGAATATACAGAACAACTACCGAATAAACGTATGACTACTTTAATTAAAAGATTGAAGATGACTATGAAACTTTATGGTGGTATAGGTCTTTCGGCTAATCAGTGTGGTTTAAAAGATCGTGTATTTGTTATGGGTACAGATCAGTTTCAGATTGCATGTATCAACCCTAAAGTTTTGGAAGTGTCTGAAGAAATTATTAAAGATGTGGAAGGTTGTCTTTCTTTTCCAGCAATGTTTATGAAAATTGAAAGACCTAAATCCGTATTTGCTGAATTTACGGATGAAAACGGACAAGTTCATCAAGAATGGTTTGATGGTTTAACTGCAAGATGTTTCTTACATGAAACTGATCATATGAATGGTATCAAGTATACAAAGTATGTTGGTCCAGTGGCTTTAAAAATGGCCAAACAAAAACAATTGAAAAAAATTAAAACTGTGAAAAGAAAATTGAAAAATGTCGTATAGTTTTGATCCTAAAGATGATGTAGAAACTCAGTGGAAAAAATGGCAAGAACATAATCCACCAGAATCTTTTACGCATGTAGACGAAAAAGAATTGTGTGAGAAAACGATTGAAGAACTCACATATGTTTCGGCTATGGATGTAAAAGAATATACTTTATTTCAAAAGTGGTGTGAAGTGCAAGATAAATTTCCTACAGAAATCGTAAATGATTTGTGGGAAGGTGAAAAGAAAGTACTTAAAGATGAAAAACAAAGGCGTGCAATTGAAGAAATAAAATCCAATATTTGGATGCCTAATAGTCCTGAAGATTATTTGACACTTGAACCTGAATTACTTTACACAAGTAAACAAGATGATCTGCCAGAATTGTGGAATACCATAAGAACATTTTCTTCTACGATGAAGAATAATAGTAATATTGGACGCAATTTGAATTTTGTTGTAAGAGATAAAGTAACAAAAAAATACCTAGGTGTTATCTGTATTAGTTCAGACTTTCTTGATTTGACACCAAGAGATAATTTCATTGGGTGGTCGAGAGAATTAAAAACACAAGGTGGTATGATTAACCACACAGCCATCGGATCAACGATTGTACCTTTACAACCATTGGGATATAATTATGTTGGTGGCAAATTGCTTGCTCTGTTGTGCTTATCCGATCCTGTACAAGAGTTGTGGGAAAAACTTTACGGTGATAAGTTAGTTTCCGTAACAACTACTTCACTTTATGGAAAAACAAAAGCAGGAGGATTATCACAATATGATAATCTAGATTATTGGCAATCGATGGGATTTACATCAGGTTCAGTTTCTTTTGAACCGCTTGCTGATACACGTTATATGATTCGTGATTGGTTAAAAGAAAATCATACACGTAAATACTTTGAATGGTACATAGCAAAGAAACCTTCTGGTCAGCCACATAAACGGGATCATAAGAATCGTTCATTGAATTTTACATATTCTCAATTGAACATACCAAAAGAGTTAATTCGTTCTGAACATGCAAGAGGAATTTATTTCTCACCACTATATGATAATTCATGTGAGTTTCTCCGCGGCGAACATGACGGCAAAGATATGAAAAAACTCTTTGATACAAGTGTAGAGAGCCTAAGTAGTATATGGAAAACAAAACATGCTAAGCCAAGAATTAAACAATTGGTAAAGAAAGATAAAGTTTCCTACGATACCCTGTTTTATGACGATCTTATCTATTTGACATGGCAAGAAACAAAAGATAAATATTTGCCGCAAGTGGGTCGATAATCTGTTATAATGTCCTTAATGCGGTGAGTCCGAGACAACCTTCCCCCGAAGGCAGATAGGTTTAACTCCTATGAACCGCTCCAGTTACTAAGTTGACAACAGTTGTTATAATGACAACTGGTTGCCATTTCCTTAAATCTGTGTTACAATATACATATACTGATAACAGGATGTCTAAATGACAACATTTACTACCGAATCTAAATCTCAGCTGGCGAAACTCCTTGCTACCGAGAATTTACGTATTGAACACCAAAAAATTAGAACAGCTCGATTCGATCCAAAGAATCGGGTTTTGTATTGCCCTATTTGGAAAAATATGAGCGGTGTACTTTACGACCTTTTGATGGGTCATGAAGTCGGTCACGCTCTTTACACTCCCGCTCAAGGTTGGCATGATGCCGTTTGTGATAAAGGCCGAAACTATAAAGGCTTTTTGAATGTGGTCGAAGATGCCCGTATTGAGAAAAAAATCAAACGTAAGTATCCTGGTATTCGTAAATCTTTTATTGAAGCTTATCAAGATTTGATGAGTCGAGATTTTTTCGAATTGAAAGACCGTGACATTAATGAAATGTCCTTTATCAATCGATTGAATCTTTTTACAAAATCAAGTGGTACGATGGATATTCAATTCACCGCTTTTGAAGAAAAGTTGGTTGAAGAAGTGTTGCGCTGTGAAACTTGGGAAGATGTTTTACGTGTTACCGGTCTTGTTTGGGATTATTCCAAAGAAGAACAATTTGAAATGGCTGAAGAAGAATTTACTTTCGAATTACATTCTTTTAGTGAAGATGGTGAGTCTGACGATTCGGATGATTCTGATTTCGAATATGATTTTAGTGATGAATCGACAGAACAGAATGACAATGAATCCGAAGGATCGGACGAATCTAAACAGATGCATGGCACTGCCAATAACGAAGATGAAACGGATGATGGTGAAGAAAACTTTACGCAGATAAATCGTTTTAAACAATCGGCTTTATCTAAAGAAGATCAACTTGTTACTTTTGAACCTACTTGTGAAACGGATGATGCGTTTCGTAGAAAAGAAAATGAACTTCTTGATGAAAAATGCAAAGACTATCTTTATGTAACAACACCTGAGCCTAATCTTAAAAATATTGTTACTCCAGCAAAGCGAGTAAACGAATTGTTGGCAGCACATTATACTGATGAATCTAAAAAGAATGAGCAATACAATAGTTTCAAAAGTCGTAATGATCGATACATTTCTTTACTTGCAAAAGAATTTGAAATGAAGAAAGCCGCATCGTGTTATGCTAAGGCTAAAACTTCAAACACTGGTGATATTGATGTATCCAAATTGTACAAGTATCAAATTGACGATACTATCTTTAAGAAAACTATGAGAATACCGAAAGGTAAATCACACGGACTTATTTTGCTTCTGGATAAATCTGGATCAATGTCAAATAATTTGAGAGGTTCGATTGAACAGATTTTGATACTGACCTCATTTTGCCGCAAAGTGAATATTCCTTTTATAGTTTATGGTTTTGGTAATAACACTACGGCTTTCTTTGAAGATCAAGGTGGATATAATGAATCACTAAATCATAAAATTCGTGATTCGTTTTCTAAAGGAGAAGGTGAACTCTGTTTAGATGGTGTATTTTTGCGTGAGTATCTAAATTCAAAAATGTCAAACTCTGAATTTACCAAATCAACCAAAAATCTGGTTTCTTTGATGAATGGATTCGGTGGTCCAAATAGATATTCTAGAAATTATCCTATTTCAGAAGGACTCTCAAATACACCCATGGTCGAAGCGATTGTTGCAGTTGAAAAGATTACACAAGATTTCAGAAAAGTGAATAATCTGGATATTGTGAATTTGGTTATCGTTCACGATGGTGATGCTGATACAATCAACACGGTTCATACCTATAATGATGCAAATCCAAAAAACTATAGACACCTAAGTCCATCTTATAATAACATTTATTTGCGTGACAAAAAAACTAAATTTGAAACGAAAGTTGAAAATAATGATGTACTAAGTCAAAATATTTTGAAGTGGTATTCTTATCGGACTGGAGCTAAAGTATTTGGTTTCTTCCTCACTGATGGAAGTAATAGTTCTGCTGAGAGTGCTGCTATGATGCATCACTACGAAAAGACTGATTCTAAAAATATATATGATGATCCAAGTATTCAGTGGAACGAAAAACGATACAAAGCAAAAGAGTTGGCAAAAAAATTAAAGACTCAAAAACTTTTGGTTTCTAAAAAACCAGGATATGAAAGTTTCTTCATCATACCTGGTGGCAACAACTTGCAAGTAGATGATGGTGAACTAGAAATTGATACTTCCAAAAAAGTTACCGCAAGTAAACTTACCAATGCGTTTATTAAGTTTAACAAAAAACGCCAAGTGAATCGGGTACTTGTTTCTAAATTTATTGATGGTATTGCAGTTTGATATGTTGTTTTTACGCAACAGACCTATTGCCAAGGCATTAGTACTCTGTTATAATGGTCGTATAGTGAATAATCCTTCTTGGAGAATATATAATGGCAAGTCGTAATGAAAAGCGTCAAAAGTTTCTGAATGCTCTTATCGCTACCGGTAAAAGTACTGTGACACTTGATGAAATTAAAGCTATTGCAGAAAAACTCAATATTGGTCAACCATACTGGTTTACAAATGATGATGATAATCGTATAAAACGTGGTACATATAAAGTGCCAGGTGTTACACAAAAACAAAATGTTCAAACTGTTGATATGCAGGCGCAAGTAATTCCTATGCAAAAAGTTGAAAACAAATCGAGCAATAGAATTTCTTCAATCGTTACTGATCTGGAAATTGAGAATTTGGTACCAACC